CTTCCCGCGCCTCGCGGTGCTCGCCAACGGAACGCCCGTGGCCGGTGCAATCGAGGCGCAAGTATATTCCAACAACCATTACGCCGCCGACCGATTCAGCATCACCGTGGCGATCAACGCCGATCCCTCGAATGCCTCGTTCTGGTCGGGCACCTCCGACATATTGCTCGACGTGCGGATGAGCCTCGATGGCATCGGCTTTACCAGCGTGGTGCAGGGCGCGGTCGACCTGGTCGGTCTCGATCCCGTGCAGGGCGTGATCCACGCCGAGGGACGAGACCTCACCGCCGCACTGATCGAGTCGCGCACGCAGGAGACCTTTGCCAATCGCACCGCGAGCGAGATCGCGCAGCTGTTTGCCGGCAGGCACAATCTTGCCTCCCAGGTCACCGAGACCCGCACGCCGGTGGGGCGCTACTACCAGGACGAGCACGACCGCATCACGCTGGGGCAGTTCAGCCGCGCGACGACGGAGTGGGATCTGCTGGTGTTCCTCGCCCAGCAGGAAGGTTTCGACGTGTTCGTCAGCGGCACCACGCTCTGCTTCCAGCCACCCGCCGGCGCAGACGTCGCGCTTACCTTGTCGCCGGACACCGTGCTCGATCTCCGCCTCGAGCGTTCGCTCACCCTCGCGCGCGACATCGAGGTGACGGTCAAGAGCTGGAATAGCCGCCAGCAGAGTGCGTTCACGCAGACTGCGCGCTCGCACGCGCGCGGCCAAGGCGCCGGTCTCGGTAGCGCCCGTTCCGGGCCGCCACAGCGATACGTGATTGTCCGCCCCAATCTTACCTCCGATCAGGCGCTGCAACTCGCACAGCAGAAGCTCGCCGAACTTACCCGCCACGAGCGCGTCATCAGCGCAACGATACCCGGTGAGCTCACCCTGACGCCACGCAGTCTCATCACGCTCCAGGGTACCGGCACCGATTTCGACCAGACCTACTACGTGGACACGATCGAGCGGCACTTGCACGTCGAAGGCGGCTTCACCCAGCATCTCCGCTGCAAGAACATGGACCCCGGAACCCAAGCGACGCCGCCGGCCGATATCGTTGCAAGCATAACCGGCTAGCAGGAGTCCAGACATGGAACGGTTCCTCAACGCGCTCAAGGCGCAAGCCGGGGCGCTCGACCAGGCCGCCGGGCAGCCGCGTTTCGGCTTGGTCACGTCGGTCGATCCCGACGCCGCCACCGCTCGCGTGCAGCTGCAGCCGGAGGGCGTGCTGAGCGGCTGGTTGCCGATCCTCTCCGCGTGGGTCGGCGCGGGCTGGGGCATGGCGTGCCCGCCGTCGCCCGGTGACCAGGTACTGGTTCTCTCGCAGGAGGGAGACTCGGAGCATGGCGTCATCGTCGGCCGCGCGTTCAGCGACACGCAACGCGCGCCTGCCGCCCCGGTCGGCGAGCTGTGGCTCGTCCACAAGGGCGGCAGCTTCCTGAAGCTCGCCAACGACGGAACGGTACAAGTGAAAGGCGATCTGCACGTCGACGGCGACGTGTACGACCGGCACGGCTCGCTCGATCGGCTGCGCCAGCACTACGACGCGCACACTCACGGCGGCGGCGCGACACCCTCACCGCAAGACTGACGCCCGCCGGTTACCGGCGCGTGGGCTGTTGGCGCGGCAGCGTACGAGCAAAGGACCAAGATGCCCGACCTTTCGCACCAATGGGGCTCGGACCTGGCGACGGGTCCGACAGGCGATCTCGCGACCGCGTCCGGACCGCTGCTCGGCCAGCAGCGCGTGCTGCGCCGGCTGCTCACCAGCCCCGGCGAGTATATCTGGCAGCCCGATTACGGCGCTGGCCTCGCGCAGTTCATCGGCCAGCCCGGCAACGCCCTTCAGATCCGCGCTGTCGTGCGTAGCCAGATCTTCAAGGAGTCGGCCGTCGCCCGTACGCCCGAACCGGTGATCGACGTGCAGCTCTCGCCCTCCGGAGCCGCAGGCACTGTCTACGTCCATATCCGCTACGTGGACGCGCCGAGCGGACAGACCCAGATCCTTTCATTTCCAGTGAGCGCATGATGCAACTCTCGCTGCAAAACTTCTCGTCGCTGGTACAGACGATGGCCGCCTCGGCGCAGGCGTCGTCGCGCCAGCTGCTCGACCTCACCCTGGGCTCGGTACTGCGCGCCGTGCTGGAGGCCAACGCCTCAGTCGCCCTCTGGATGCAATGGTTGATTCTGCAAGTACTGCAGACCACGCGGGCCGCCACCAGCACGGGTGCTGACCTCGACAGCTGGATGGCGGATTTCGCCCTGGCGCGGCTGGCGGCGGTGCCCGCCACGGGCCTCGTGACGGTGTCGCGCTTCACGCCGTCCATCGCGGCGCTGGTGCCGGTCGGCGCGCTGGCGCGCACCGCGGACGGCACGCAGACCTTCGTGGTGATTGCGGACCCCGCCAGCCCCGCCTTCTCGGTGGCGCAGAACGGCTACATATTGGCGAGCGGTGTCGCCATATTGGACGTGCCGGTGCAGGCGCAGCTTGCTGGGAGCGCCGGCAACGTGCAGGCGGCTAGCGTCAGCCAGCTCGCCACCGCGATGCCCGGCGTCGATGCCGTGACGAATGCAGCACCTTTCCAGAACGGGCTGGACGCCGAGGCCGACGGCGCGCTCCGCGACCGTTTCGCCAATTATCTGGACAGCCGCTCCCGCGCCACGCCGCTCGCCGTTGGTTATGCGATCACCTCGATCCAGCAAGGCCTGCAATACACGATCCAAGAGAACCAGGACACCACCGGCGCGTGGCATCCCGGAAGTTTCGTCGTCACGGTGGACGACGGTTCTGGCGGGCCGTCCGCCGCCTTGCTCGCCACGGTTGCCACGGCGATCGAGGCGGTGCGGCCGGTAGGCTCCATCTACGCCGTGCGACCGCCGACGAGGGTGCAGGCCGCGATCTCGCTCACCATCGCGGTTACCGGCACGGCGCAGAAGCCCGCTGTCGCCGCCGCGGTCGGCGGCGCAATCACCGTGTTCGTCAATGCGCTGCCGATTGGCGCCCCATTGCCGCTGACCCGCGTCGCGCAGATTGCCTACGCGGCGCATCCGGCAGTGACGAATGTCAGCCAGGTGCTCATCAACGGCACCGCATCCGACCTCGTGCCCGCGGCATCTGGCGTAGTCAAGGCTGGCCTGGTCGCGGTGAACTGATATGGCCCCCGATCAGCTCATCGGCGATCAACAGGACATGCTCCGGCGGATCAAGGCGGTGCTGCCCGCGCGCTGGTTCGCCGACACGAGCCCCGTACTCGACGGCGTGCTCAGCGGCCTCGCCGCCGGTTGGGCATGGCTCTATGGCTTGCTCGGCTTCGTCATGGCGCAGACGCGCATCGCGACAGCGACCGGTGTGTGGCTCGACATGATCGCGCGGGATTGCTTCGGCACCCGTCTCTCTCGACGTGGTGCGCAGTCGGACGATGCGTTTCGCACGCGCATCCAGCGCGAACTGCTGCGCGAACGCGGGACGCGCGGCGCGATCGGCGCGGTGCTGCTGGATCTGACCGGCCGGCCGCCCGTGATCTTCGAGCCCGCCCGTGCCGCCGATACGGGTGCTTATGGCCTCGCCACCGGCTACGGCATGGCGGGCGCCTGGGGCAGCCTCAATCTGCCGTATCAGTGCTTCGTCACGGCCTTCCGCCCGCATGGAAACGGCATCGCGCAAGTCTCCGGCTGGGGTGCGCCAGCCGGCGGCTACGGGCGCGGCGCCCTGGAATACGCCAGCCTCGACATGGTGCAGGGGCAGGTGACGGACGAGGACATCAACGCCGCCATCGCCGGCGTGCTCCCGGTCGCTACCGTCGCCTGGACGCGCATCACCAACTGACCTCCGGTTTTGGGAAGAATACATGGACAGGAACCTGGTCTATCCGGGCAGCATTCCGCTCGACTCCGACCTGCTCGCCGTCAATCGGAATGCGATGGTGGCTATCGGCGCGTTGGCGCAGGCGGTGCTCGGCACCGGCATGGTCGCCGACGGGCTCGCCTGCACGCCAACGTCGCCCGCCTCCATGAGTGTCACCGTGGCACCGGGCAGCATCGCGCAGCTTTCGGTGGTCGATACGCTCGCCTTTGGCACGTTGCCGGCGGACATCACCGATCCTCTGGTGAAAATGGGCATCAATCTCGCGTCGACCAGCTTCACGCTGACCGCGCCGACCACCTCGGGGCAGTCGGTCAACTACCTTATCCAAGCGGCGCTGCAGGAGAGCGACACCGGGCCGGTGGTGCTGCCCTACTACAACGCCGCCAATCCCACGCAGCCCTATAGCGGCCCGAACAACAGCGGGGTGGCGCAGAACACCCAGCGCATCCAGCGGGTCCAACTCCAGCTCAAGGCCGGCGCGCCCGCCCCAGCGGGTACGCAGGCCACGCCGCCGATCGATAACGGCTGGGCCGGGCTCTACGTCATCACTGTCGGTTATGGTCAGACCGCCGTCACCGGGGCCAGCATCTCGACGCTACCGACCGCACCATTTCTTGCCTGGAAATTGCCCTCGCTACGGCCTGGCTTCGCGTCTGGCGTGCAGAGCTTCGGCACTTCCGGCTCCTTCACCGTGCCAGCCGGTGTCACCACTGTGGAGGTCGAGGTCTGGGGTGCTGGCTCCGGGAGTTATGCCTCAACTTCCACCGCACCGAGCGGCGGCGGCGGCGGCGGCGGCTATGCGCGCCGGCGCATCGCCGGGCTTACGCCAGGTCAGGCGATTCCCGTCACGATCGGCGCCGGCGGGGCCGCCGGCACGACCACGACCGGCCCCGGCCCCGGAGGGACCTCCAGCTTCGGGACTTTCGTCAGCGCAACCGGGGGCGGCCTTAACAGCCTCGCCAATATATCGGCGCCACAGAACGGCGCTCCGGCGGGCCAGGGTGTGGGCGGAGATATCAACCTCTTTGGTTCGGACGGACAGACCGGAACCGCCGGCCTTGGCGGGATGGGTGGAGGTGCTGCTGGGACTGGCACCCGCTCGGTCGCCGGTGCGACGGGCAACACGGGATATTCCCCTGGTGGTGGAGCGGCCGGCGCCGGCACGCTGAACGGTGCTCAGATCGGCGCGTGGGGCGCCAGCGGCTTCGTGATCGTGAGGTGGTAACGATGGCTACGAAAACATTCGCGAGAATTCAAGACGGTGCTGTGGCCGAGCTGTTCGCCACCGATGCCGACATAAGCTCGTTGTTTGCCCCAGCGCTGGTCTGGGTGGATGTGACTGGCATTTCCGGTGTGGCCCAGGGTTGCCTCTACGACGGCTCCGCCTTCACCGCACCGCCGCCGGTGGCCGCGCCGCCGGCCCCGTCGCTCGCCGATCTGCAGGCCCAGCTTCAGGCGCTCGCCGCTCAAATCGCGGCGCTTACCAAGGCCTGATCCT